ACCTTGAAGACTTCAGTGATGAACCAATCCCAGAAGAGAACCTTGCTCTTGCTAAACAGTATGGTGTAACTGCCACTCCTGTTCTAATCATCATTGATGAAAATGAGAAACTGCTTGAGACTTACTCAAGTGGTATGCCAATCACCCAAAACATCCGTAAACTGTTTGATAAGTACGGCGTATAAATATGACCTCCCCTCTAAATAGTTAGACGGGAGGTTTTTTATGGCTGGACAAGGACTTACATGGAGTCAATTTAGCAAACGCTATGACCAGTGTTTGCGATCTTGCTATGAAAGAATGAAAAATGACAAACCCTTCATCCTTTTAGATAAAGATAGGGAGTCGGAGGATGGTGTACATATTTACTTCACTAAGATTGCATTTAACATCCCTGCAAAGCAGCGTGGTGGATCTTGGAAGAAAGTAGATAACACATATATTGACTTTGAACCAAAGAGATATTCATCTTACAAGAACTTTAAAGATGCAATCAAGATGATCGGTCTTGACGATAAATCAGAATTACTTGACGCACCTGTAAAAGTTAACTTCTATACATCAAGAGCAAAATCTCTTGCTACTTCTGTTAATAGTGGTCGTGTTTTAAAAGATGTTGAGTTTGGTGGGAGACCACCCAAGGGATCGGTGAGGAGTATTTACTGGGGTAAACTTGGTTTCATGGTTAATGAACTAGGTATCTCATATACACTCAATTATCCTACTGCAACCGAAGAAGGTGAAGCAGATTTTATTTCGTCATTCAATAAACAGTTGGAAGAAACTGCTGGTGCTAATGGTGGTAGGGGACTGGACATGGATATTGGCGGTACAGTTTTTGAAAATATCATTGGAGTCAACAAAGTATCTGGTACAGGTAAAGCAGACCTAGCATTTGTGTCTCTGAAAGATAGGAAACTGACAGAAGTTTGCTGGGCATCACACAAAAAAGGATCTAAAGCAAGTGACTTCGGTCAATGGGGTGGTGTGACAAAACTGTACAATACAAATACTACAGTTAAAGAGTTTGTTGACTATATGCACCAAGTTGTTGGTAGAGATAAGATTTGGGACTTTACTAAGATGGGTGCCACAACACTTGGAATGAAATTAGATGGACCTTCTTATGCGAACCTTAGGAAGTATGCTGTCTATGGACCAAATTATGGTCAGAGTACATTCGGTCCTGAGAAATGCAATGTTGTCTTGCAAGGCAACCCAATCATTAAATATGGTGCGAGACATTCAACACTAGATATGTCAGGTCATCTTGTAAAATTTGGTGAGGAAATGACTGGTGACTATGAACCAGTTCTTATGTGTATTAAGAAAGCATCTACCGAGAATATTATCAAAGGTGTAGGTAGAGCAGACACGGGTGGCAAGCCTGGTGGTGGTATTCAAGGAGCAAGATTCTCTATCTTCCCAGGCGGTGGTAGAACTGTCACACACTGGGTCATGAAGAACCAGCAAGGGCAGTATACTGTAAGGGAAGCGTGACACGATGAGCAAGAACACTCACCTAGAGCACCTAGAAGACAGCATCCTGCTAGACGGCAGTCAGGGGGCAAAAGACGCTTTCATATTCCTTGATGAACTGGCACAGACATTCTCTGGAAAGCAAAGAAATAACTTTAAAATCACTACAAAATGGGATGGTGCCCCCGCTATTTTCTGTGGTACATATCCTGGCACTGATAAATTTTTTGTAGGAACAAAATCAGTCTTCAATAAAGAAGCAAAGGTCAATTTTACTGATGGTGACATTGATGAAAACCATGGACATGCCCCTGGTCTAGTCGCCAAGTTGAAAGATGCTCTGAAGTATTTTCCCAATCTTGGTATTCAGGGTGTAGCACAGGGAGATTTGCTGTTTACTGATGACAAACAGATCAAGACTATCAATGGTGAGCGTTGTGTAGTCTTCACACCAAACACAATTACATACTGTATACCAGAGTCTAGTGACTTGTATGAGAAAGCGAAGAACGCAAAGATTGGCGTGGTGTTTCATACAAAATATACAGGCAGAACAGTAGAGACACTGAATGCTCGCTTTGGATATGATGTCAGCAAACTCAGGAAGAGTCGTGATGTCCTGGTTTTGAGTGCAGAAACTGGTGAGATGGGCAATGATCTCATGCTTACGAAGTCTGAGGTTGCGACTCTGCAGAGGATGCGTATCGCCTCTAGTAGACTAGTCACCGTATCCTCAAGTTTCTTGGATGAAGTTGCAGAACAGATTGCTGCTAAAGATCAGTTGACCGTGGGTCCAAGACTGAAGATCTATTTCAACACATATGTGCGTCAGGGAAGACGAGTAACTAGTGCAACCAAGTTCGTACAAGACTTCAAAGCATACTTTGAGGGTGAGGTAATGAAAGCGGTTGATAAAGTAAAGCAACCAAAGACAAAAGCAGCGAAACTGAAGAAACTCTACGAAGGAATGGAGTTCATTGAAAACAATGAAGACGCACTGATGAAAACTGTGGGTCTATATACTACGCTGCAGAATGCAAAGTTGTTCTTCATTCGCAAACTGGAGAGGGGAGAGCAACTGAGAACATATCTGAGAACAGAAGATGGATATGAAATTACTGCTCCTGAAGGATACGTTGCTATTAGAGAAGACAGTACAGCAGTGAAGTTGGTTGATCGTTTGTCATTCAGTGTAGCAAACTTCAATGTATCTAAAGACTGGGTAGCAGGAGATAAATGAAACGAGTAGTGGTAGCGTGGGGTAGATTCAACCCACCAACAATCGGACACGAAAAACTCTTTAACAAGGTAAAGGAGATTGCTGGTCAGGATGACTATTTCATCTACCCTACTCATACTCACAAGAAACCTAAAGATCCTTTGCCTTGTGATGTAAAGGTTGAGTATATGAAGAAGATGTTTCCGTCACATGCAAAGCACATTATTTACGATACGAGTGTAAACACTATCATCAAATTGATGCAGGCATATCAGGGAACTTATGCTGACTTGACTCTCGTTGCTGGTTCTGATAGAGTGCCTGAGTATGAGAAACTGATTTATAAATATAACGGTGTTGAATATACTTACAGGAAACTGGAAGTTGTTTCTGCTGGTCAGAGAGATCCCGATGCTGAAGGTGCTTCTGGTATGTCTGCTAGTAAGATGAGAGAAGCTGCATCTGAGGCAAATGTTGCCGCATTTCGTAGTGGAATTCCATCTGCATTAAATGATGCTGACATGATGAAACTCATGAAAGCAGTACGTGATGGCATGGGTATTAAATGAAAGATTTTAGGAAACTTAGAGAAGAAGCAGTAAGGCAGGCACATCGTCAGAACGATGTTATTTGTGAGGGTGACATTGTTATGTCTGCTAGAACTGGAGAGAAAGGTGTCGTTCATCGCACTGGTGTAAACTACGCGATTGTAGTCACGGAGGACGGAAAGATGTTCCGTGAGTGGGTGAAAGACATTCGCACTATAAATAGACCATAGAAGATCTTCACTTTTAAACAATGGATAAGCAGAGACCTGTTAATAAAGTTGCACATAATGATGCGTATTCATCAACACTGATGGAAATGTATACCAATTGGATGGATGGCGACTGTTTCCAAGGCAGCAACATTCCCGAAGCATTTGAAGGAATGACACCTCAGTCACATGGTGCTGAGATTGAAGATACCACTAAGAAAAAGAAGGAAGCAAAGAAAGAAAAGTCTGTTGCTGAAGAAGTTAAGTGTGAGAAGTGTGGTGGTGCTCATCCAACCGACGAGTGTCCCAACATCCTTGAGCGTGAAGAGATTGAAGTTGATGGCGAACTAATCATCCTTGAGAAGATCAAGATTGATGAGGGTAGCATGGCACAAGCACGTGACAATGTTGGTGCTTCTACCTGTTGGAAAGGATATAAGGCAAAGGGAACTAAGAAGAAAGGTGGTAAGGTAGTTCCTAATTGCGTAAAAGAAGAGGAAGAGAATATTGAAGAGGCAAAGAAAGGTCTCTATGCCAATATTCATGCTAAGAGAAAGCGTGGTGAGAAGATGCGTGATAAGGGAGATGCAGGTGCTCCTACCGATAAGGCATTTAGAGACTCTGCAAAGACCGCAAAAGAAGAAGTTGAGTACACCACTGAAAAGAAACTAGATCCAGTCGGCAAAGAAGATAAGGATGTAGATAATGACGGTGATCATGACAAGTCCGACAAGTATCTTCTCGCTCGCCGTAAGAAGGTTGGCAAGATTATTGCTATGTCAAAGAAAAAATGAAGTCATTCAAACAACTCCGCGAAGAGTGTGGGTGTAAAGATAAAGAACGCAAAACCAAATCCAAAAAAACTGTGGAAGTAATGCCACAAGTTAAAGATGGTAGTGGTATGAAGATCGGCGTCAAAGAAGAGGCACCCTCTGGAAAAAAGTATGAGCGTATGATCAAACATATTAAGAGATCATACGCTAAAGATG